TGAACTTCCCTGGCGCCGGTGCTTTAGAGTGCCGGGGGAGTTTGACCTCATTGTTGCAGGTTAGGAAACCAGAGATCATGGGGTATCATGACAAATTATTTACCAGTCAAGGAGGAGCGATTAGAAATTTAAGAGTTCCATTACATAAGTTGAGGCTACATTTAGTGTCACACTTCGATTGTGATGATGTGGACACAGCGCATATGCGCTGGTTGTTGGCCCCGCATATTAAGCGTAGATTGAGATTGACTACGCATGCGGATTATGTTGACAAGGGTTTGGAGCCGGATGAAAAGGGCTACGTCACATTTAAGATGAAGAATGGGGAACATCTACCCGCTGGTAAGAAGCGCGGTATATGTGATGTAGGAACCTTGCGCACCAACTTGACTGGTTTTGTCATTGATAATCTTAAGGACGCGCTCGCTGTACCATTCGAGTACAATGGGTGCGTATACCGTTTCATCAAGACCGCAGATCGGGATGGTATCTCTGGGTTATTCAATGAGGTCATTCATGGTGGACGAGATATTTATGCCGTTCATGGCGATGATAGCATCGGTTCATTTGAATGTTTGGATGGTCGTATCAACTTCAACGCAGATATTAGCAAATGTGATGGGTCACATGGGCGAAGTGTTGTGTATAAATTACGCAGTATGCTGTCCAAAATTTTAGCTGGTACAGGGCATTTAGAGTACTGAATTACGCTTTTGACATATTATCGAAGGATTTACATTTTGCGAATCCGAAGAATCGCAAACAGTATGTTAAGTATCGTTTTACACAACCGCGTTTGTACTCTGGTTCTGTCCTCACCACTTTGCTAAATTCTTTTGCAAATTTTCTTATAGGCTTGCATGTACAATCGCAGCCAAAGGTTCTTAAAGCCGATTTCGCTGCGCATTTTTCTCGTTGTGCAGCTGAGGTCGGGTACATTGTTACTATACAAATGTGCGAAGCGCCGGAACATTTGCAATTTCTCAAGATGTCACCACATCAAACATTAACAGGAAAGTTTGTAGCGGTTAACAATTTGGGATCGTGCTTAAAGTCGTTTGGTATTTTCAACGGCGATCTGCCAGGTCGTGGAGATTTGGTGGAGAGAGCACGTAAGCATAATTTTGAGGTTGTATTAGGTAGGGTGGATTGGGGCAACCATATAATTGCACAAGCTTTTGTTACTTGTGTTCAGCGGATGACGCGAGTGCATCACG